CTCTAAAGATACATCTATATGATTTATAATGCCTTGAATTTTATTATCGAGCATCAATTCGAGTACCGCTACTCCAGATCCTGCTGTAGTGGCCTGAATACCTGTAAGTCCGTTGGTTCCATAGAACTTGTTTGAATAACTACGGCGAATTAGTGTTCCTGCGGAATCTCTGCCAATTGCATTTGCATAAACAACGATAACATCATCATCCGTGAAGGAAAATTTCTCTGAAAATACTTTCTTGATTCTTTCAAAGTCTCCACCGTTTGCTTGAACAACATCCTTGACATATCTATAATGTCCCGGATATCTTAGTGTCATATAATGAACATTGGGGACATTCTTTAGATCGCGAACCAAGCTACCTATGCCACCAGATGTGAATGCTGCCTCGTATTCCGATCCATCCAGAATAACTCTTGTTAGGCCGCCGAGTGCCATAATTTCTGTTTCTTTACCATCTTTTCTAACACGGCATGGTCTAATGTATTCATTGACTAAGCCATCGATGCTCCAGCTTAAGTTATATGAATTTTCTGGATGACTTGCATCATACGACACTGTCCTTGGAAGTGCCCCAACGCTAATCATAAGTGATTCTGTTTCGGCAATCTTACCTACCAAATCATAACCAATATAATTGACAAATCCCGGTGCAAGCCCGCATTTTACAGCACAGGTTAACCCCGAATCTTTATAGACTTTTTGCACTCTATCTGCCATTGTGTCGTCTTCGGTAAAGTCGATGTAATGACATTTTGCATTGACTGCGGATTTTGCTACTTTTTCATTCAAGAAAAAAGGTAACGCATTGATTACGTGCGTTACCTTATTATCAACTAATAGTTTTGTAATTTCTTCGTGAGTAGAAGTGATTAGATCCACTATATAATGTGATCCATTCTCCAATTTGAAGATATTATCTTGATTGGCATCTACAACAAAAGCAGCGATATCAGTGTAAATTTCATCTTCTGCCAAATTTCTACTAAGATTAGTTATAATCTCATAGACTGCTCTTCCGATTTGTCCTGCACCTAAAACCGCTACCTTTGTCATATCCACTCCGTTAAGTATGCACTTATTTAGCGGACGCCCTCCTTGGCCTTAGCACGAACCTGATCAAATGTGGTCTGGTTGTATAATCTACCATCTAAGAAACGAGTTTCTAGTAAATCAACAATTTCAGCACCATAATCTAATGTATTGGTGACGAATTTTCCATTTTTGTCAATGTTGAGCATTAGACGACCCTTCTTACTCTTCTTCATCGAAGAAGTAATCGGATCCTTGTAAACTTCTACCCACTTTCCTGCAATTTTAGCAGCAGAACATTTCATGGCAAACTGGAGTGTATCTCGGTTAATCTGCTGTAGCAGTGCGCCGCCTTGTCCGAATGCCACATTATCGGCACTATAACCATTCATATCCATTACTGTGAGTATAGCTCGGATCATTTGATGATTGATACCATCTCCTTGAATAATACGAACATTATTTAGAACTCTATATCCTTTGCTGTTTATAGTGTGTCCATAATGCTTATCGAGGATTTTTAGACAATCATTCACAACCTGAACTGGATCACCGCTATCTGGTCGAATAACCACTACGGCTCCGCTGTCGATTACTTCCTGCTTTAGCTCAGTTCCCCACTTTTCACATGCCTTGTAGATATCATAACTATCGCTTACACATCAAGTAGAGCACCAGGTTTTGCATAATTCTTCAGCATGTTTCGGAATGCATCAGTTTCGTTTTCTCTACCCCAACTGGTAACGGTACTATGTTCCATAGCCGGAATACTGAAGCCGCATACTTCTGCGTCATAATACTCCATGGCCGCCAAAATACCGCTGACGGTATCAGTTCCCATGAAGTTTACCAAATGTGCCATACCACCTAATGCAGCACTTTCTTGGCTAGACACACCGCGAGCACCGAAATCATGGAGCTTGAAATCAATCAGCGAAGGATCGCCATTACGATTTAGAAATTCAAGAATGATTTCTTTGCTATGATAGCTATTACTTGCAACGGTAGTAGGATACCAAATTGCACGAAGCAATGCAGTTTCCAAGAAGCTTGTAAGCCAGTAGCACTTGGGATCAGTATTGACAATCGAAACAAGAACGTTCTTGAGATACATAACAGAACCTTCATCTACCGATTTGATTTCAACCGGTAATAGGCCACCGTGTTCTCGAACGATATAATCCCATCCTTCTCGATTGAATGGCTCGCCGTGTGCCTTTATGATTGCTTCGGCCTGGTCTACCATTGCCTTAGTAATCGGTGTGGTCATGTATTCACGTAAGAATGCCTGTAGTCCAATGAAGACTAATTTGTCATATTCTCCACCGCGTGATTCGATGTAAGAATAAACATACTCGGTGCCGGCTGGATACTGAACCCACTGACTATACTTGTATGAATCCGAATTTAGAATAATGTTTTTTGCAAATTTCATGATAAACTCCTTATCAATTTAGAATGCCTAACTCCTTGTTAGGACTTGATACTATATCAGCACAGCCTTTAGTCTGAGGATAACCTTATCCTCGTCGGAAATATGCATTGTGCTAGGTGCACCATTCCGATTTTTGATTTCAGAAATTGTATTGCCTTCGACTGAAAAAATCCTATTTGCCATCTGCATCTTTTTCATGGTATATGTTATCTCACCTGTTGTATAACATAAAGTAGATGGAAAATATCCAGCATCAACAATTGCTTGATCAAATTCAAAATATATCATTTTATACCCAAAATTTTCAATTCTTCGGGCGTCAATTTAGCTTTAATCTCGTTTTTTCTCCTAGTTAGTGCGGCCTTTTCGGCAATAGCCCTTTTACGAGCTTCTTCAGCTTCCTTGGCTTTTCTGTCTGCTTCTTTGTGTGCCGACCACCACGCTTGAATCTCAGGATCCTTTAGAATAAGAATTTCAAGTCCGTCAGCACTTTCTTCAATGTGAGTAAGTGCTTTACACGCAATTCTAGCAAGCATATCAAGCTTTGCTTTTACGGAAGGATCCGGTACAGATCTATAATCATCATCATAACTTCTGCAAGGCATACTAATCTCCTTAGTAAGTTTGTATAAATGGGATTGTTGGAATTTTTCTACTTATCACTCCACCAAATGCAAGAACATAAGCTAAGGCATCGTCTTCATGCTCAAATTTCAGATGTGGTTTGACGGTAGTAGTTTCAGTATCATACCAACCGCCTTCATTGTAAGAAATTCTATCTTCAAATCCTCTATCAAGGATCTTTGCCGATATTTCCGCCAATCCATAACGACCGTTGATTCTTTCAACTTCAACATAAAAGCTCATGACTTTGCCCTCGCAATTAGAGTCTTGATAATGTGCTTGTGATCACCATACAATAGTTCTCCCATTTCTTCTACTTCAGAGAGTTTGAACCATTTTGCCTTCTTGGCATCATCAGAACCCTTTACACGAGGCAGTGAACCATCGCCGCCGTCGAGTTCAATCAAATATGCCATAGTGATGGTGCGACCACGCAAATCTCGGTCAGGATGGTCAAAGACTTCGTGATAAGTAATGCCCTTACGAAGAATGATTTCCGGCACCTTGATCTTGGTCTCCTCAACCAATTCTCGAATTACGCAATCTTCAAGTCTTTCCTTGGGATTGATAAATCCACCGGGGAGAGCCCAAAGGCCTTTGCCGGGAGAATATCCTCGCTGAATTAGAAGAATATGTCCTCCCTGAATAACAACAGCATCGGTAGTTTGAAAAACAGGGACAAACGGTGCAGATTCCCAAGACTTGTGATAATCCTTGTAGAATTTATATTCTTCGACCATTTGCGCATATTCGGGTCTTGTAGACCATACACGCAAGAAATCAAAAACACCCCTCGGAACAGCACCGGTAATATAATCTAGGTGCCCTTCAAAATAAAGTTCTCGGATTTTTGTTGCATCAATCGGAACAGATCCGAAATCAACAAATCCTTTGAGGGAAATGAAAGCCCATTCGGGAAATGCGTGGTTATACCAGCTACTTTCATCCTTGTCGTATCCTAAGATACAAATTTCTGAATCTAGAACTCCCGGATTTTCCTTAGCAACCGTAGCTTGCACATTTGCAATCCAACTATTATTGCTATATTTGAAATCAGGAATAGGCAAAATACTTACATCAAGTCGATAAAGATTCAAATCGCCGATTGAATCATAGATCATCTGACGACGTTCAGCGAAGTTGAAGGGGTTTTTAGGTGTACGTGGCTGGAAAGAACTTCCGACCAAAATTTGTACTTTATCTGCAATGCCTGATGCTTGCAGTACGTTGGCCTGATGGCCATTATGATATGGTTCAAAGCGTCCAATGAGGACTGCTACCTTATAGCGTTTTGTCATATTTGGCTCCCAAATAAGAATTGATTTGCAATAATCTTTTTATTGCACTTTTATTTATCTCAAGTATAAACTATTACTTTATTTTTGTCAATCTATTCTTCAGAATCGGGCAGCGGCTCCCACCCCATTCTTTCCAAACATTCTCTTACCAAATCAGACACCGTTCCTTCGTTTCCAGAACAATAAAAATCCATATAACATTCTTTTTTATCGAAGTGTTTATTTCTGATATCCGAAATAATACCACCGGCAAATCTCCAGGAACAATTCCAAATTTCTCTTTTTTGTCCCTTCAATTTCTGAATTATTTTTTCGTCATCGGGCACCGTAACAATTTTGGTCCAATCTACATTACATAATGCGGCATAAAATTCTTTCGCGATATCATCATTTTCTAGGTATGAGATAACGAGCGGATCCCTTGACATATCACCATACAAATCCATCATGTCCAGAGCCCCTTTCTAATTTTTATTAGTCTAATCAACATCTCTTCGTCTTCATTATTCCAATCTTCTTCTTGTCTGCTTGCTGCTTCCATAGAGGATACATGTGCTTTGAAATCTTCAGCATCTCTATCAAAATCATCATCAAAGCAGCCAAGAATGCCGCCCAAACCTTGATCATTATATGGAGTATGTTCAATCTCCTTGCGGGCAGGTCTATCTTCCACCCACCATTTATATAATACCAATATTTCTCTGGCATCCTTTGCTTGTTGAACTGAACGTTCGTGGGGTGGAAGATTAGGATCATCTAATGTCGATGCCCACTTGAAGTGCTCTACACCAAGGTCGGGCCTTCTAAAATTTCTATAGTAGAATGGAATATATTTTTTCCATCTCGGTTCGAGTTTACCTTCGTCTCCCCACCAAAATGCCTGCCAGGCTTGTTCAACTTCAACAAAATCCTTGAGCATGTTGAAATTGACATGGAGCATTTTTGTAACAATATCGTGATATCCGGGTTTGAGCCCAGTATCAAGTTTGTGATAACGTCTTATGGTTCTGTAGAGAACCCAGTCTCGAATAGCATCGTACTTCCATAATATTGGAAGGATAAAGTTTCTTTTGAAATCATTATTGAGATAATATCTGATTGGAGCTACTTCTTTGAATTCTTTATTGAAGAGGCGCCAGCCCTTAGAACTAAGGGAGAAAGGTGGATCATAATTCATCCACCTTTTGAATCTTTTGTATTTCTTTCCAATTATTTCAAACATGATAAAATCCAATAATTATACATTCTATGGTATAATTACGAATTAGTCAAATTTAGTGCGTTTGGTTGGCCTTTGAAATGAATAGGTTCATCTTTTCAGCTTCTGCGATTACTTCTTCTGTTGTCGGAGATCTTTCAATTTTACCAGATGAATTCTTTGAGGCTTCGGCTTGATATTTTGATGATAAGACCTCAAATGCCAATTGCAGAAGTTCTAGACGAATCTCGTAAGGTGTTTTGCTTGTAGGCTTCATTTTTATTTCCTTGTGTGTTAATTTACTTTGTTGAATCTAACCATGTGGTCTGATTCTGAACGATTGTACCTTGTGAGGCCATGTATGTATATGGGTACTTGCCAAATATCATTCTTCTCTTATATTCTAATATCATTTCTTCGTGTTTTTCTTTGTTGACCTTTGAATTAACAACAAGAGTATTATTATAATAATCTCGTTTAGGTATAAATGCATCGTAAACAGTTTTCCATTCGGCTAAGGCCACAGGATCTGTAGATGTACCGTATGGATTTTCTTTGGTATAGCCGGCTGCTTTCTTTTTGGCATCATATTGTACTTCTGCTTTCCAATCTTCAACATTAGGTTTAAGCCATGCTGCTGCGGCCTCGGTGGCTGCGTTACTGACAAGCCTTTGTGCATCTACCATATCTTTAAAGTTTGCAAGTTCACTGCTGGTATAATCTACTGTAGAAGGTGTACCCGGCGGTGGCGAAACCAAAGTACCGGCATTTATTGCGGCACCTGCTGACGTATCGGCGGTTAAATTAGCATTTGAATTTGATATATTTACTGATTCTTTTCCGGGTAATATTAGTGTCTTATCATTTACTGCTGCTGATACAGATAATGCCTTTTGATCTACCTTTGATGTATCAATAATACTGCTCATTACATTAGAAATTGATGGATTTGTATTATTAATCATATTGACTACATTGGCACCTGTGACAAAAGATAGAGCCGAATTGACTGCGGCCTGCGATGACGAAACAACCGAATCAAAATTATTTGTCATAGTAGTCGTAGATGTTCCAACCGATGTGAAAGATGACTTTAAGGCAGTTCGAAGACTAGCATCAGTAGCAACAGTGGTATTTACAGTTGAAATGACTGTTGCCGATGGACTATTGGCTAATAATGCCAATAATTGTTTTCCATTTGATACATTTACACCGGGAATAGAATTCAACGCTGTGTATAATGCAGATATTGCTCCTGTATTATCAAAATGAGATGCAATTTCATCGGCACCGGAAGTCACAATAGAATTGGATGACGTAATAGATGCAAAGGCAGGTGAAACTGTATCGGGTGGAGGAAAGGCCTGTGTTATTTGATTGGGGATACCAGATAAGTTCTTAGAAACAATTGCATCTACCGCTAGTGTATTAGATTGCGCCTTTGATGCAGCCGTACAAATAGATAATTCTGTACCTATATTACTGATTTTTGAACTTATAGCAGATGTAATACCCGATAAAGAATTTGTTAATTGTGTGAATATCGAAGATGGATTGAAAGAAGGATCGGCTAGTGTTATTGAATGGGACAGAACTGTCATACCGGACTGATTTACCGCATGGCTATCCATCCCTGCTTGTGCTGGATTCTTAAATAAAGTGTTGGCAGCACCTAATGCTATACCTGCACCTGTAATCATGCTACTTAATGACATATTACTCCGATGTTACGTTATCTGATCCTGTTATAGCGACATAAGGCCCATAGTTTGCACCCACATCATCTACTCGATGAAGACCTTGCCCATCCGCTGTTGAATTTTCTGATCCTGTGATTGCCACGGTAGGATGCCCGCACGTTGATATACCTACAGTACCAATTATGCAGTTTGCCGAATCATTCGATGTAACATCTGTCGCACCTGTAGAAAAAACTGTCACGTAATTTTGAGGTACTAGGTGGTGAGGGCAACGACCTACACCGGTATCTCCTATTCGGCAAACTGCTGGCATTATGTAATAATCGCATTCTTCTGTGGAAGTGCGATGCCCGAAATTATCGATTCATATTGTTGCTGAACTGCTGCGGAAGGTTCTCCAGCCATAACTGGCTTAGGAACGACAACATTCTTTTCAGGATCTGCAAGGATCATAATGGGCACAAACTTGATACCAGTTTGTGTTTGTCCTATGGTCAGTGGCTTTGAAACCACATAATGTGTTATTGTTTCCTCAATTACCTTACAGAGAAATTCTTCTCCACTGGGCATCTTGAATACTGCAATATAAGGTGTTTCTTTCTGTTTTTGTAATAGCATTAGAATTCATCCCATCCGTCTACGGCCTCTGAACGGCTATATTCAGTAACCTTTGTTTCAAAGAAATTTTCACGCTTCTCTGCATTTAGATATTCATACGGATTCTTTGTAAATCCCTTATACACAACACCTAGCCCAAGCAGTTTGGTTCTTTGATTTACCAAATACTTGACATAGTTTTCTGTACTTTCTTGCGAAATACCCAAAATACGATCGCCATAAATTTCTTTACCCCACTCGATTTCTTGTTCAGCTGCCTTGACAATATTCTCAAGCAAGATTGCCTTATCTTCTTCATTATTGAAATCAAAAATTTCTCTAATAATGTTTGCAAACATATTGACGTGAGTTACCTCATCATTCTCAATGTACTTGATCATTTTAGCAACGTTTGCGACCTTATTGCGAGCCGCCAATTGGTAGAAGAACTGGAAACCGTTGTAGAAGTAAATACTTTCTAAAGCAAAATTAGCAGCAATAGCAGTTTTGAAGTTGAAGATTGTCTTATCATCGATGAACTTCTGATATTGTCCTGCAATAAATTTATTACGCTTCAACAATAGAGGGTTGTTTCTCCAATAGTTGTAGATATCTTCTCTCTCAACATTTGGGAATAATTCCTGAAGCAAATACTGATACGATTGCGAGTGAATCAATTCCTGAAATGCTTGAATGGTAAAGAGCCCACTAATTTCCGGTGCAGTAATATAATCAGCAAGGTTGGGTAAATTACTGACCTGCATACTATCTAGTGCAATAAGAAACGAAAGTGTATTCTTGAATGCGTCTAACTCATCCTTGGTAAGTTCCTTGATTGTTACCTTGTCATCGACAAGAGAAATCTTTTCAGGAATCCAAAAGTTGTTTACCATAATCTTGTACAACTTGGGAGCCCACTGGTACTTTACGCTATTTAGATTTAGAATACCTGTAGCATTTCCATTGATGATGTTTCTTGCGGTTTGTGTATCATCCCCTAATTCATCAAATATTTTCTTCTGTGTAAGTTCTGTCATCTTATTTCCTTATCCCGCACAAGCGACACAATTTTCTTCCGCCTTGATTGCCGTATCTACTGTTGCGTTCTTCTTAATGGCTCTAATGTAATAGATTGCCTTAATGCCCTTAGAATGTGCATAATGAATTGCATCATACAATTCCTTAGCATTAAAATTCTCTTTACGCTGATCAAATATTAACTCCATAGAGCAGCCCGTGTCAATAAATTTCTGCAATTCAGCCACTACATCGATTATTTCAGTGGCTGTATGCTTAGGAAATGTCTTACCATAAGCAATGGGATTATCCTTGAGATATTTTGCAACAACGACAAGTTTACCGTTCTTGTTATCCTCAGAGAAGAATGCATCATAGACTGGTAGTACGCTTGCGCTCGAGTCCATATAGATTGAGGTGCTGGTATTTGGTGCAGGACTTGTTAGCTGGCTGTTTCTAATGCCGAATTGGTTAATCTGATCCTGTAGATAGCCCCAATCATACTTACCAGATGCATGTTCAGCAAACTTAGCAACTCTATTACCGTTTTTCCACTCTGACTTGTCAAATGCCTCAAATGAACCAAATCTTTTAGCCAACTCAACACTTGCTAATGCTGCATTGTATTCAACACATTCAGAAATTTCACGAATATAGTCTAGATCACGGAAATTCATGTATTCTCTGGCTAAATGATCGTGCAATCCTTGCATACCAATGCCAATGGTACGATAACGTGCATTATGGGCCCCAGTGATCTTGTCTGGTGCATTGGTTAGACTAATCCCGTAGTCAAGAATCTTAGTAGTTAGGGCTGAAATCTTAGCCAATTCCTTGAAATCTCTAATGTTGCCCAGAACAATAGAGGCTAGATTACATACATGCCCAAACTCATCAGGTTTTACGTTGGAAAAAGACTCTGTGCAAAGATTTACACACGGAATACCGATGTGATCATTGTCGTCGTCTCTGTTAGGATTGTATTGATTGATGGTGTCAGTAAATGCAATGTATGGTAAACCAGTTTCAAATTGCACACGCATGATAATTTTCATAAGATCGCGTGCATTATCAAATTTACGTGTGATTTGGAGCTTACCTTCCTCTGCTGCCTTCTCAATTTTTAGATAAGCTTCAGTAAATGCTTCACCATAAAGACCTTTGACGTCAATACCTAGTCTCTTCTTGACTTCAAATGGGCAAAATGTTACCCATGGTTGACGATTTTTATCTCTTTCCATGAAAATATCGGGCACAGTCACTTGAGGGAAAACGTCATATGCCTTCATTCTCGGGTCGCCATGTTCTGTTTGCATGTCAAGGAAGTCGAGAATGTCATTATGCCAGATAGGAAGTGCAATTGTTCCTGCACCTGCACGTTTGCCACCTTGATTTACAGCAACAAGAGTGTCATTTAGGATCTTGATCCACTGAACAACTGTGCCAGCAGCGTTGCTGAAGCCATTTACATCGGAGCCTTTGGCGCGAAGTAATCCAAGATAGATACCGAGACCGCCACCATTCTTAGAAATTAGTGCTACACGCTTCACATTATCGAAAATACTGTCGATATCATCTTCAACGGCGATAATGAAGCAAGATGCGATATTACCTCCTTTACGAAGATTGGCAAGGAAAGGTGTAGCTAAAGAAATTTTACGCTGAGAGAGGGCATTATATACTTCCTTGACAAACTTTACTCTTGTTTCTTTTGGTTCGAGTTGTCCAAAACGCATTGCATTTACCCTGTGCATATGCTGATTCAATTCAAACT